TCATTCACCAGGTCAAATACCTTGCCCGTCCGCATATTTGACCACCCTTTCACATGGCCGAGGATAGTCTGGTGAAACTGCCCGATATGGTTTTGGAGTGTCTTTTGTGCCTTCCTTGTTTTCTCGCTCTCTATCCACTGCCCATGGCCGAGTTTGAACCCTGCGGTCTCAAAGAGGGCTGCAAACGGGTCTATCACATTTTTATTGAAGTCTTCTTCGGCTTCCTTTTGGGCTGCTTGGGCATTATTCAGGAGGTCAAGTACGATAGTGGTGATAGTCGCATCATCGATCCATTTGAGGTAGGGCATATAGATTTAGTATGTTTATCCAAACATACGATCATTTTGGGAAATGACAATACTATTGGTACTCGACCTGTAGCTTTTCAGCTTTAGTGATGCGTTTGTGATAATACTGGTTTAGAAACTTTACTAAAGCGTACCCTACTTCTCTACCCAGGTGAGCGGGTACGGCATTTCCTATCTGTTTATATTGATTAGACACCGGGCCTTTAAAAATCCAACTGTCCGGGAATGTCTGGATACGTGCATACTCACGCACTGTGAATGGCCTTGTTTCCTCCGGGTGGCATCGCTCTGTCTGCTTCTGCGCAGGGCTGCAGGTGAGCGTCAGGCAGGGTTCGTCCCAGCCTATGCGGCGTGCCATGCCCGTCTTGCCGCCGGTGAGATAGAAGCTGGCTCCCATGAACTCTTTCTGTATATCTATCGGCAGGTCGCGCCAGTAGCCTTTTTGGGGCACCATAGCAAGCACTTCCTTTTTACGCTTGGGGTATTTAGCCCCTTCGGAGTGAGGCACATCGGTATCAAACAGTTCGCCTTTCTTCAGGGCATCTGCCAGATTGTATATTTTTTTATAAGGCTTTGGGTATTCAAATGTCATATCTATCCCCTTCCTGATACCTATCAGTATCAGGCGCTCGCGCTTTTGGGGGACTTTATAGTTTATAGCCTTGAGCACTTGGACGGGCATCACATTATAGCCTATCTCATCGAGTATGGAGATCATGCCTTGGAGTGTCTTACCATTTTCATGGTTGAGCAGCCCCCTCACATTTTCCCCGACACATATCAGGGGCTTGACCTCCTTGACCACGCGGGCAAATTCATAAAATAGCGTGCCACGGGCATCCTCCAGGCCGAGCCGCTTGCCTGCATAGCTAAATGCCTGACAGGGGAAACCACCTGTGACTATATCTACTTCGTTTTCGTAAGCGGTAAAATCAAAGCCTTTGATATCGCCCTCCAGCACATTCCACTGAGGGCGGTTGGTACGGAGTGTCTGGCAGGCCCATTTATCTATTTCATTTAGGGCCACACATTTGATACCTGACATCTCCATGCCTATGGCCAGGCCACCCGCCCCGGCGAATAGCTCAATGGCGGTATATGCCCGGTCGGGCTTCACATAGTTCTCGTGTTCTTGATCATCTTCGGGTATAAGTGCATCGGTGAATTTATTAAACTGGTCTTTTCGGTAGACCCTATAGTTGCTGACGGGTTCTCTGACAGCAGTCAATATACCATCCCTGTCCCATCTCCTGAGGGTTTCTTTGCTTTTGCCGATCAGTTCGGCTGCCTCTGTGAGTGTCAAATAGTTTTTCATAACCGGATTAGTTAACCTTATACAATGGTTACGAAAATACTAATATTCTGAGATTTTCAAATAAAAATACTAATTTTTTTAGCTGTTATTCTATATCCCCCCTCCCCGCTATCAATGCTATCATGGCTATCGGGGATTTGCTTTTTTATAGGCAGCAAAACGATTCTGTTTTGAAAGACAAAATATGTTTGCTTATTTTGCAAATAAATATAAATAATGCAAGCTATGGCAGGAACTATAAACAATACCAACGCCGTCAAATGGACAACGGAATCAGTATCAGCATGTCTAATAAAAATCAAAGCGCAGGCGCGCAAGCCGGAGGCCGAATACCTCACCGAGGTGCTGACAGACCTGGACATAAGCCCCAGGGCATGGAGCTACTGGAAGAAGAAATTTGAGCACGATGATGATATACTGGACATGATCAGCCTGATAGAGGGGATATTTGAGGTGAAGCTCTTTAAGGCCGCCCTGAAGGGCAAGATACCACCGGCAGTGGCGATATTCGGCCTGAAAAACAACCACCACTGGACTGACCGGCCGCCTGTGATGGTAATGCCCGAGCAGTTCACACGCACACCGCTGACTATATATATGGGCGAGGATACACAGGTCATACCGTGAGGAAAGGAATCCGTTAATACAGGTATCAATGTATTTCCCTGATCAACTGATCTCTGAATTCCAGATCACTCATACTAAAGCAGAATAGGTTTACTCACTTAGCAGCCCTGCCAAGGCGTGAATGTTATTATCACAGGGAAAATGCAAGAGATAGAGGAATACATAGGGCACAGAGAGCATTAACGCTGCATTTGCCCTGTGTGTTCTTGGCCGTTTCTCTTTTACTCTGTGATAAATTTATTTTTCGCAATCCTATCCTGTTTCAGTATAGTTCAAAATCCATAAAGTGAAAATCGACTTAGAACGTAACCCCAAGCAGAAAGCCTACTACCTGATCACCCAAGCGGCGATGCGGGGAGAGAACGAGTATAGGCATTTCTTTTTTGGTGGGGCGATACGCGGGGGCAAGAGCTATGTCTCCCTAGCTATCCTCGCCGCAGCGGCGCACCACTATCCCAATAGCCGCTGGCATGTGTTTCGCCGCGATATGCCTGCGCTGCTCGCCACTACCATCCCCTCTATGGAGCGCGTGCTGGCGGGCGACCCCGACTGGCGGTGGTCGCGTGATACATCAAACTACTACGTGCAAAACCGCACCAACGGCAGCAGGATATACTTTCGCGGCGAGGGCATAGGGCACGACCCCGAGCTGACAGACCTGCTGGGCCTGGAGACCAATGGCATACTCTATGAGCAGATCGAGGAGCTGTCGGAGCGGCTCTGGCAGATAGGTGCGAGCCGCCTCGGCTCCTGGTACACAGCGCCTATGCCGGGGGCCATCACACTGGCTACGTTTAACCCCTCTCAGACATGGATCCGCGAGCGCATCTATGAGCCATACCGCACCGGCACGCTCACTGCGCCCTACTACTACCTGACAGCACTGCCCAGTGACAATGCCTACGTGACCCCCGAGCAGTGGCAGGCATGGGCCGGGCTAGACGAGCGCTACCGCCTGCAGTATATAGAGGGCGACTGGACAGACTACAGCGCAGGTGACGGGCTGTGGGCGTTCGCATTCGATAGTGGGCGGCACATAGCGCAGCCGGAGATAGGGCCGGATAGGGGGCATGTGCTGTATCTGTCGTTTGACTTCAATAGAAACCCTATCTGCTGCTCTGTGATCCAGTGCATCGATGCACAGATAAGGGTGATAGAGGCGATCAAGCTGGCGAAATCTGACATCTATGCCCTCTGCACACATATACTGGCACTCTATCCCGGCTATATGTACAAGGTGACAGGGGACTCCTCGGGCAATAACCGCAGCGCACTGGTGCAGGACAATATGAACTACTATACGGTGATCAAAAAGCAACTGCAGCTCACTGACAGGCAGCTGGACGTGCCGACATCAAACCCTCCGCTGGTGGACAACCAGGTACTGATCAACTCTATCCTGACGCATCATGATGTGCGCATCAATGCAAAAAAAGCAAGTGCACTGATCTATGACCTGCGCAATGTGAAGATGAACGCCGATGGGACGATCCGCAAAGCGAACCGCACCGACCCCACGCAGCAGGCCGATGCGCTGGATACATTTCGCTACTACTGCAATGTATATCATAGGGGTGAGCTGATCAGGGGGATAAGGGAATCGGGAAGCTAGCCGCAACCACCCCCAGCCCCTCCTTAAAAAAGAAGGGGAGCATGGCTACCGCAGGGAGGAGAAAATCAGGGAATACATGGATAGATAATGGCACAAACGGATGCCTAGCCTCAGCGGGCAGTGAAACACGCTGAGACCATCGATACCCTGCCTGTGTATTTGCGTAAAAAAATAAACGTATTACATTTAAAGGCTGGTTTGATTTTATTTAACATATAAATTACAGACAAAAAACCCTCAAAGGGGCCCTCATAGGAATAAATTTCATCCATTTCAAAACATCCTCATTATACCGAAATTAATACCCTGATATGAAACAAAACCTTTGCCCCCGCCTATTGCTGCTTTGCAGTTTGTTTATCACCATCAGTACTGCACGGGCGCAGTATGTGGCTATACCGGATACTAACTTCGGGGCCTGGCTCTATACGCATGGCTACGACTCCTGCCTGACGGGCAGCAGCGCCACCGGCTGGCAGCTCGATACAGCCTGCTCTGCGCTCCCGCTCGCAGTGGCGGTAGACGTATCGTATCAAAATATCTCAAACCTGAGCGGGGTGAAGTACTTCCGGCACCTGCGCAGCCTCTACTGCGACCGCAATGCCCTCACATCGCTGCCCACACTGCCGGCACTGCTCACGTATATCAACTGTAGTTTTAACCAGATCACTACGATCACCGCCCTGCCTGACTCACTGGTCACACTCGAGTGCTCTAATAACCTGATCACATCGCTGCCCACACTGCCCGCCACGATCACGCAGATCAACTGCAGCAGTAACCAGCTCTCCTCACTGCCCACACTGCCCACGGCACTACAGGGCCTGATCTGCGCGACTAACGGCCTCACGGCACTGCCCGCACTGCCATCAGGGCTGCTATCGATGGACTGCTCCTACAATCAGCTCACGGCGCTGCCTATAGGGCTGCCATCGGTGATGATCAACCTGCTCTGTGAGGATAACCAGATCACTGTGCTACCGCCGCTGCCTGACTCTCTGCGGTTTCTCGACTGCTCGCACAATCTCCTCCCCGGTATCAACCCGGTCATGCCCTCACAGCTGCTCACACTCGACTGCTCGTACAATCAGATCATAGGCCTGGGCTCGCTCGATACGAAGCTCAAGGCCCTCTCCTGTGGGCATAACCAGCTCACATTCATAAACTCCCTGCCCGATACGCTGACGGGGCTCGACTGCAGCTATAATAAGATAAGCACTATAAGCAACCTGCCCTATGACCTGACAGACCTCGACTGCTCATACAATCCCACACTGGCCTGCCTGCCTATCATCTATCAGTCGCAGCTGAATACATTCTACATAGACAGTACGGCTATCGTCTGTGTGCCGGATTCGTTCACCGCAGTGGCATATGATGTGCGGCCCGACTCGCTGCCCCTATGTACTGCCGCCAGCGGCTGCCCCTATGGGGCCACTACAGGCATAGCACAGCTGACCAGTAGGCGCCTGGCCAGCCTCTATTCTAACCCTAACCGAGGCAGCTTCACGCTCCAGACATCGGGCAGTGTGGGCGCGACATACACGATCAGCGATATGCTGGGCGATGTGATAGAGCAGCAAGTGATCTCCACTGATACGCAGGCTATTGATCTGACTGGTGCCGCAGATGGCATCTATACGCTGGTGGTGAGAGGGAGCCAGCCTGTGAGGTTTGTGGTGATGCGGTAAATGATGGCCGATGATAGTATGTGAATCGGGGAAGCTCGCTGCAACCACCCCCAGCCCCTCCTTAAAAAAAGCAGGGGAGCTGGGCTACCGCAGGGAGGAGAAAATCAGGGAATACATGGATAGATATGGCGCAAGCGGATGCCTAGCGCTTGATAGCAGCACAAGCGGACGCCCAGCGCTAGTAGGTGTAGCCGGGGACACGCGCCGGGGCAGGCGTTTCTCAGTCAGTCCTCTGATCTCTGTGATAAGCCACCCTATACCGGCATTAGTCAGATCGAATGATATATCTGCGGCTGAATGGGTAAGGGTGAAATGAAATCAATTCATTTTGTATCTTAGGATGGTTTATATTTGTTCCACATCATAGCAAGATCAAAAAACCTTCAGCCTATGACATATACCTCACCCCCTCCCGACAGGTCGGGGGGCTGAGGTAAGTACCGGAATGCAATTTGTCGCCCCGTCTTTCTACCAAGTGTTTATTGTATTGATTAAAGTGGAAATTATGTCCTTGAGACGGGTTAGCGGTATAGGGTGTGTAACTTCATCAGTTCTTTTTTCGTTAACATTGCGAATGTCTTTTTTATGTTTTTTTGATAAATAGCCAAAAAAAACAATTTGTTGATTTATAGGACATTAAAAATGAATTTTGTAAAAAACTCTTGGCATCTTTATTGCGTATTTATAGAGATGCTATTAGATTTGAGAAAATAAAACAAACAGAGATATTAATCAGGAAATGAGAAGAGGAGTAGGTGCGTGAATATGGAGAATCTAGGCAAACAATATACGGATCAGATATTTGAGGCAGTGGTAGAGCATGCCCCGACCTCGATCGTACTGATAGATGGCGAAGGCCGTATAGTGTATGTGAACCGCCACACGGAGGAGCTGTTTGGGTATAGCCGCAGCCAGCTCAGAGGTCAGGCGATAGAGACCTTGATACCGGGCGCGCCCTATAGCCTGTATCCCGAGCAGGGGGGGCAGCCAATGAGCATGCCATATGACACACGTATGGTACCGGGCAGGGATATAAATGCCCGCCACAGCGATGGCACGGATATAGAGGTACAGGTGGGGCTGAGCCCCGTCGAAACCAACAAGGGCAAGATGACCCTCGTATCTATCATAGATATCACCCACCGCAAAGCGCAGGAGGCGATCATCAGAAAGCAGCTGATAGACCTGGAGGTAAAGAACAAGGAGATAGAGCAGTTCTCCTATATAGCCTCGCATGACCTGCAGGAGCCGCTGCGCACGATCTCAAACCTCATCGAGATGATGAAGGAGGATATCAAAGACCTGGGCCCAAATGCGCGGGAGTTTCTCACGGCGATAGACCACTCTGCTGCCAGGATGAAGGCGCTGGTGCGCGGCCTGCTGGACTTTTCCCGCCTCGGCACAGCCCGCGACCTGGCCTCTGCCGACTGCAGGCTACTGATAGAGGAGGTCACGGCTGACCTGTCAGTGCTGATCAGCTCCAGCGGCGCAGTAGTGAGGATCGGAGAGATGCCCGTGATACCTGTCTATGTGTCTGAGATGCGGCAGCTATTTCAGAACCTGATATTAAACGCGATCAAGTTTCGCCGGGAGGGTGTGCCGCCTGTGATCAGTATCGGGTGCAGGCGGGTGAGCGACCACTGGCTATTCTCGGTGAGCGACACCGGGATAGGTATACAGCAGCGGTACCAGGAGCGTATATTCCATATCTTTCAGCGGCTGCATGGCGCCGATCAGTATGAGGGGCATGGCATAGGCCTGGCCTACTGCAAAAAAATAGTCGAGCTGCATGGCGGCAAGATATGGGTAGAGTCCACACCCGGCTCAGGCAGTACTTTTTATTTCACCATCCAAAACCTAAGCTGATGAACGCTAAAGTAAACTGTATCATGCTCGTGGATGACAATAAATATGACAATATATACCATGAGAGGGTCATCCGGAGCGGCCACTATGCCAATACCATAGTCTGGAAGGAAACTGCCGAGCAGGGTCTGGACTACCTGACCCATAGGATAGAGCAGCGGGATGTACGGCCCGACATTATATTTCTCGATATAAATATGCCGGGTATGAACGGATGGGAGTTTCTCGAAGAGTATGAGAAGCTGCCCCATGAGCTACAGAGCAGCATCATCGTGGTCATGCTCACTACATCAGACAGCCCGGAGGACCGCAAGAGGGCATCGCTGATACCTGGGCTGAAGGAGTTTCGCAGTAAGCCGCTCACTACCGATATACTCGACGAGATCATAGCCAAATACTTCTCGCAGCAGTAGGCCGCTGCCACTGGCTTTGGGTGTATGCCATCAGAAACCATATAAGGGCAGGCAGGGTAGAGGGAATGCTTTAAAAATGAACCGGGGCAGCGGTTTATCCATTCTGGCAAATAGTTTATCTTTGTATCATGATAGCCACTATTACTATAGACGCTCCGCAAAGCAAAATAGACCTGCTCATCACCCTGGCCCGTGAGATGGGTATATCTGTGATGTATGCCGGAGACTACAAGACAGCTACAGATGAAGTGACCATAGTCTCAGAAGCTTGGGACAGTGATGAAGATAAACGCTGGGACAGCCTGTACAAGGAGACCCAATAAGAGTATGTACAAACAGCGCGATATTATATTGACCCAGTTTCCCTTTACATACCTCAGTGGCT